CATCTGAGCAAATTTACTGTAGTAATTACTTGTTACCTCATTATCACAGAGACTACACTATTGATGGAGTTATAGATAAAATAGAAATAGATGTAGCTAAATATGATTATGACAATACCACATCTGATACAGCAGGACATAATATACCAAAATTAAATGGAAGTGGAACATTTCAAGGTAATGGAACATATAAATCACATAAGGATATATGGTTTGAGGATACTCTCCAAAAAGGCGATGAAGTATTAGTGCTTGTTATGGGCGTCCATTATGTTGTTGTGACAAAGATAGTTAAAATGCCAAATAAAGCTATAGAGGGGGTGTAATGTGGAAAAAGATTTTAATATTTTTCTTGAAAAATCAGAAACAGAAATTGAAGAAATGCCAATTTTTAAAGAATATGCTATAGACTTTAAAACTGGTGAATATATCAAAGAAGGGAATGATATAAAAGTTTTAGAAGAAAATGAAGCTTTAAAAGTATGGATATTCAAGGCATTAAAGACTGAAAGATTTAGATATACTGATGTGCATAGCGATGAATATGGGAGTGAATTAGAAACTAATATAGGAACTATCTATCATAAAACAGTTAAAGATGCTTTAATGATAAATCAAATAAGGGATACATTGTTAGTAAATCCTTACATCACAGAGTGCTATAATTTTGTCATTTCTAATGAAGATGAATATGTTCCACAAATAACCTTTAATGTTAAAACAGTGTATGGTGAGCTAGAAATGGAGGTGTAAAGTGAAAGATAGAATAGAATTAAGAAATAATTTCTTAGATAACTTAAAAAACCCACTCTCAAAAATGGAAGGTACTTATAACTTTGATATTGCAGCTACTTTTGGAATTACTGCAGAAGAAGTTTACAAAGAGTTAGAATTTTGGGAGAAACAAACATTCATAGATACAGCTACAGAAGATGAATACATTGATAAACATGCTCTAATGTTTGGAGTAAAAAGAAGGGTAGGAACTAAGGCTAAAGGAATTCTAAAAGTAACAGGAAAAGCAAACTCTCTCATAGAAGAAAATACAATATTTTTAAATAGAGATGGTATAAAATATAAATCTTTAAGAAGAGAATATTTAAGCACATCAGGAGTTGCAGAGATAGAAATAGAATGTTTATCTGAAGGTAAAATAGGTAATGCTGCAATAGGAGAAATAACAACATTTGAAATTCAAAATAGTAATATATACAGTGTTACGAATGAAAAAGAAATTATCAATGGATATGATAAAGAACCTAATTCTGTACTTGTAGCTAGAGCTAAAGAAAAAGCTACAAGACCTGCTCACAGTGGAAATATATATGATTATGAGCAATGGGCAAAACAAGTTGATGGAGTTGGAAAAGTATTAGTAAAACCTCTCTGGAATGGAAACGGAACTGTTAAAGTTCTGATTGCTAACTATAATAATGATATTGCAGATTCATCTCTAATTCAAAAAGTTAGAGAAAGAATACAAAGCGATGACGGTAGACCTGTTGGAGCTGATGTAACTATAGAAAGCTTTAGAGCTAAGACTATAAATATAGAAGTGAATACTATATTAAAATCTGGATATGCTTTATCAGATGTAAAAGAAAAGATTGAATCTCTTTTAAAAGCTGTTGTAAAAACTGGGAATGCTACATTTGAGAAAGTTAATAAGACAATACTATCTATCAATCGTTTAGAGAAAGCTATTTTAGAAATAGATGGAGTAAATGATAACTTTGTAAAAGTAAATAATTCTAATTCTAATATAGAAATTGCAGATGATGAGATATTAGTAGTTGGGACAGTGATTATAAATGAGTAATAGATTAATTAAAAAAGTCTCTAAAGTAGCTAGAAATACATTACAAGAAGATTTAATAAGAACACTAGATTTAATCTGTGAATATGCTAAAAATGATATACAAAAATACAAGGAGCTATTATTTATAGCTTTTTTTAATGAGCAACAGGTGGCTAATTATGAAAGGTTTATGGAATTAGACTATAAAAATGGTTGGAGCTTACAGGATAGAAAAGACAGAATTATCTATACTTTACTATCAAAAAATATCTTTACTCCACAAGTTTTAAAAGAACAAGCAAAGATATTCACAAATGGAGAAATAGAAGTAATTGAGGATTATGGAAATTATTCATTTACGATAAAATTTACATCTATAGTTGGAATACCTCAGAACTTGGATAACTTCAAGAATTTCATTTACATTAATAAACCAGCACATCTAAATTTCAAAATTGAGTTTAGATACAACACACATAACCAAGTGGCTTATTTGACTCATAATAGCTTAAAACTTAAAACACATAAAGCGATTTATGATACTAGACTTTATAATGATGCTGATGTTATTGGAAAGTATCACAAACATATTGAGTTAAGTTCTATGAAACATACATCTTTAAAAACTATAAAAAATAGAAATATTTATGATGAAAGGAGATAAAAAATGGGAGATTATACTAAACATTTAAGATTAATAAAACCAGGTGAAAATGATTATTATAACATAGATGATTTTAATCAAAACTCAGAATTAATAGACAAGGAAACAGAGAAATTAAATAATGCTGTTACTAAAATACAAGAAGGAGCAACGAGAGAAAAAGCTGGTATAGTACAATTCGGAACAGAAGAGGGTAAGGCTCTTGAGGGTATGATGTTAGCAAGACTTGCTGGGTGTGTTGGATATGGTGGAGACATTCAAACTGCTGGGACTAAGGATGTTAACTACATTTACTACGATAGAAATACAAGAAAAATGTATAAGTGTTTAAATCAAAATAGTGATGTGTCGGCTAATGTTGCTAATTTTATCCCACTAGACAATAACTCGCTTTTGGATAGATTGGAAAATCTATTTAATTTTGAATATAAAGAAAACTGGGAAACAATTACAGGCTGTGTAAGTATGACATCCCAAATTATTAAACTTTCAGGTGTTATGATACAGATAAATACTTATAATTTTGATAGAATTATAAATAAAACTAGATTAACTTTTCCAGTAACATTTAAAGGGATTCCTTTTGTTACTGTAACAGATAATGATTTTTCTTTGACAGAATCAAGTTCAAACTATCGTATTGGTTGGAGTACAAATAATTATGTTGATGTATCTGGACTCAATGCAGGTTTTATGATATTTGCTATTGGACGTATATAGTCTATTAAATAGCTAAATTAAATTGCTCCAACTACTAGCATTGTGAAACCACCATTAAACCCCTGAACTTCTACGGAATCCAAACTAGTCCAATTGATTCCAAGAGGTCCAGGTGGAGTTGAGGCAGTATCATTATCTTGAAATGTTACAAATGGTGATACTTTATATTTAATTGGAAATTTTATCGTTGTTTTTCCAATTACTTTAGAAGTTTCGACTATTACACTTGTAATTGCTAATTTTCCAACTGTATATACTCTAGCTGTAATACTTGTTACATCTTTTATTTGAGCATAATTATTAAACTCTCTATATGTGTAGAAATTTTCCAATAGTGGAAAATCTAAAAAGAAATGAGTATCGAATAATGTATGACGGAGGTTCTCCTGTACCTATTGGAACAACTGGAAAATTACCAGATTATGTTAAATATAACAATATAATATATTATTATTTTAAGGTTAGATTTTTTGGAGGTGTATCATTTTATATTGTCTTAGACAACTCTACAAATACAAATATAGTCAATTATACTTTATTTAATGGTATTAAATTTGAATTAAATATTAATACTAATGTTTTGAAATTAGTAGCTGACCCTCAATCTCAACTTCTTTCTATTAGTGTATTTAATTGTTTAACATAGGAGGTTATAAATGAAGACTATACAATTTTTCCACTGTGGAAAATTTAATCAAAACTAAGACTTTTAAAATTTCATCAAACGATATGGTAAATATAATGACATTTCAGACAAATGGTGGAAATTACGTGCTTTATGAAAAAGGAATTAGTAACTTTAAGCAAAAAGCAGGTATCCCCCAAAATTCTACAATTGTATCTGTTATGCCATCACAGTCATATGGATACTTTGAATATGTAACCTATGATGAAATTGAGGATTCTATGTTCACAGGATTATTAATATACTCTACTATTCAAAATAGGACAACTTCTGTTTTAGTTAAATATATATAATTTAAATTCTACCAATTAAAAGAACAGTAAAACCGGCATTTACATTAGCAACTTCAAATGTTTGTGTCGCAGAATTATACCAACCAACGACAGGTTGTCTATTACTTGCATATAAGTCACTATTGTTATCCTCTAAAGATATATAAACTCCATCTTTGAATTGAATAGGAGATTTTATGATAGTTTTAGCATAGTCTGTAATTACTCCTAAACTCATCATACAAATAGCGAAATTACCAATTTGTGTAATGTATGAAGAGCAAGAACCAACATTAGTCATACCTGTTGTTCCTGTAATGACTCTATGACTGATTAGATTTTCCATTATTTTAAGAATTGTATAATTAACTTATCAAAAATAGGAGGTTTTAATTATGCAATTATTGGTGTTGGAAAATTTAAAGAAGGGAAATGTGGATGTGTATTTAGAGTAT